GCGGAATTGCACCGCCTTCCTGAGTGGGTTCACCCAGGACCCTGGACTGGCTTTCGCCAGTCACCCTGCCGGTATTCTTTTAGTGAGAATACCAAAACACGTGTGAACGTGCTACTGGGTAGGTCGGAGGGGAGCCGTCGGCTCCCGACTTGTTGATCAGCGAGTCCCTTTCCGAGATCGCGGAGACGTGGCATCTCCGGCGACAGGTTTGCCACCCACTTCTTTACGAAGAGGTGGGGCACCCACACGGCAGTGGTGCAGCCGCTCTCGCCTTGGTGGAATAATTACCACCAAAGGAGTACGACACAGAGGTCCATTTCTGGAACACCCTCTATCGTACACGCTGGAAGGGACCCTGAGAGAACCCTAGGAGAAAGACTTTCTCCTTTGAGCTTCCTTAAGGTCTGACCCTCGTAGATCTTGAGAGAAGTTATGAACCCGATTCGGATATTCTTCACCGGATCTTCACCGTTCAGTTCCACTACTCTGAGAGTAGGGAAGGCTCTGAAACAATAAAGAGCTTAACTTCCAGCAACAAGGAGGGTTCCCTGTACTTCTGGAGCGTTCCGGGAAGGATACCCTAGTTCCCTTTGCTAGGTAAGCCAGAAACGAAGCGCAACAGCGTCACGCTAGGTTCCGTGGCTAGCCTGCCTTCCCTCCTTCCGAGGAGGAAGAAAGGAGTGGCACTTCAATTTACAAACATGCTCAACATTCAACGAACGTTTCACACATCTGCGGCGGTACTGCAGCGTCCTGAGCATCCATCTTACCCCGAGGTGGATTTCGCAAAGGTCAATGCAGGGAAATATGCGATCATAGATCCCATAGATCCGACGGAGATCCTCTATATCTCGGAAAAGGAGTATTTACTCCAGATCCGGGTCCATCTTTCTCAAGATGTCCCTCTAGTCGTATTGTGTCGACCCGGCGAAGAGCCGGTAGCGCCACACCCAGACGCTGATTCATCGAACGACGATTCAGATGACTCGGAAAGGACTTCCAAGAGATCTAAACCGGCGTCCAAGACAACTAACGATACCTCTAATGAGGACAAACCTTCTCAAAATTCCCCCCTATTACTAGGGTGGAACTCCGACCATTCTACAGAGGAGATGAAAAAGAGGTGGATAATACCACGTCTTTTCCCTCCTTCTGGAGATTGGTATAGTTCGGACCCTCTCGCGAGGGCTCCGAATGAAAAGAGTTCTACCAAGGTAAATCATCCTTGGCATTCCTTTCTTAGCTGGCATGTCAGTCGGCTTGGAAAATGGATGAAGAGCGTGGATGGCAAAGGCGGTGCCATGGTTACACCAACACCTGAAGCGGTGTTGTCCCTTATCGAAGGTTGGGGCTTTGACCTCAACTTTCGTTTAGGGGGACCACTGGAACCACCTAAGTCGCTAGCCAATGCACTCACTACCCTAGCAAAGGACCTCACCACCGTTCTTAAGACCCGAGGGCCAAAAGCCCTCATCTTGAAGATGAAGAACACGCTGTTCTTCCTCGACAAGTGGGTCGGCGGAATGATGAATGATAATCCTTTCCTGTTGGGTGAACCGGTGGGTCTTTCCCGATCTGGTCTTCCTAGGATCATCCCCTTAGTAATAAGGAGACGTATAGCCGCCGGAGATGTGGTTGCCATCAGACTGATGCAATCCATACTCGTCGGTTATAAAGTGTTCGAAGGACCTTACGATCAACAGGACCTCCAGTCAGTGACCGGAGGTCTGCCTATGCAGAATCAAGAACTTCTAGAGGAATTCCGGAAGTTCTGTGATGAACGTTTCTGGCCGATGGTCAGAAACGATGCGAAGGCTGATGGTCGTAAGGGACTTTTTCCACCAAAACTAGTGATACAGAAAGGGGAGGCGCCTTATATTCCTATGCGCGCTGGTCCAAATGGCCGTGTCGGCCTTTTGGGTGCTCACTTCGATGCCATTGCATGGGATCGCTCCCATGTCAATTGGCCTCTCGAGTGGGCTAAGCACGTAGGGGACGTAAAGACGATAGAACTCTTTTCTAGTGTCTTGGAGAAGGCAAACGCTTTTGTTACACACCCTGAAACAGTTTCGAAGTTTGAAAACTTCGAGACCTCGGCTATCGCATTGCTGCGAGAACCGGCAGGGAAGGTGCGAACAATTGCAATTGTCGACTTTTGGACACAACGGCTAATGAAGCCGGTGCATGACTGGATGATGTCAGTGTTGTCCTGTCTTACGACAGATGCAACTTTCCAACAAGAGGATTCTCTCGAAGGATACGTCCGATACATGTCTACTTCCGGTGGCGATCGCCACTGGTCGATTGACCTGAAATCGGCGACTGATCTCATTCCAATCACGCTTTACCAGGCACTTTTTGAAGGTGTCTGGGGAAAAGATACTACAGACTTATGGATAAGTCTCCTCACTGACCGGTGGTTCAGAGTGCCTGACGACGATATCGTCCAACCAAAGTTGAGAGGGTCCGTTGTCCGTTACGGACGTGGACAGCCAATGGGGACATTGTCCTCATGGGCGTCCATGGCTCTAGTGCATCATGCACTGGAACT